CCGAATGGAGGAGGGGCAGACGGGGCCGCAACAGGGCTCTACGCCGTCCACGCCGGAATGGCATGGTGCGGCCGGGGTGAAAGCTCCGCCTATGAAATCAGGGACGACCAAAAGGCCAACGCCGTCACGGCGGAGGGGCACAAAAGCCGCCTTGTCGTCGATGAAGTTGCCATTTTTCAGAACGGGCACGGCTTCAACGCCGGCGGGATCAAGTACGAAAAAGCCCCGACCCTCACGGCAAACGGGGACTGGCAGCGCAACAATTTCGCCATTGTGGCCGCAGACGGGAAAGAAACGCCGGTTTATTACGTCCAGGACGGTCAGATCACCATAAAGGGCAAGCAATACCCGATCAAGCTGGCAGACGGCTTTTATATCATCCGCAAGCTGACCGTGACCGAGTGCAAGCGCCTCCAGACCGTTCCGGACGACTACCTTTTCCCGGTCAGTGACACCCAGGCGTACAAAATGCTGGGCAACGGCTGGACGGTGGATGTGATCGCCCACATCATGAGCCATTTTGAGGGGATTACAGCCAAACCAGTCGAAGTGTTGTCCATGTACGACGGAATGAGCTGCGGGCATATCGCTCTGGACAAGCTGGGGGCTAACGTAACCAAATATTACGCCACCGAGATTGACAAGTACGCCATCAAGACGACCCAGACCAATTACCCGGATACCGTGCAGCTGGGGGACGCGGAACTGGTGAGGGACACCGGGTGGGACGCTGGCGGGTTGATCTTGCCGAGAGTGAACGTTAAAAAGGACCGCGCTGTGTGTATTCTAAGCCTCTCCTATGGCAAGGACTCCCTGGCCTGCCTGGGTGCCATCGAGCAGCTTGGCTGGCCCCTGGACCGCATTGTACACGCCGAGGTTTGGGCCACCGATACGATTCCTGCCGACTTGCCGCCGATGGTGGAGTTCAAGGCCAAGGCGGACGCTATTATCAAGGAGCGGTGGGGGGTTGAGGTGGAGCGCATTCGAGGTCCGATGACTTATGAGGATGGATTTTATACTAAAGTCTCGAACCGCGCGAAAGAACGATTTAGAGGGAGAAATCGCGGCTTTCCAGGATGCGTATATGGAAATTGGTGCAATCGCGACCTGAAAATGAAAGTGATAAAAATTGCGGAGCGAATGTCAAAAGAGCATATTTCATATATCGGGATTGCCGCTGACGAGCCAAGCCGTTTTCATAACCTGACCGAACATAAGAAAAGTCCCCTGGTTGCGGCGGGCTGGACCGAGGAACAATGCCAGGTTTGGTGCGAGGAAAATGATTTGCTTTCCCCTATCTACACAACCGCCACACGGGGCGGCTGCTGGTTCTGTCACAATCAGTCGGTCGGGCAACTGAGACTTTTACGCCAGAATTACCCGGAATACTGGGCGCTTATGCTGAAATGGGACAAGGACAGCCCTGTGACGTTCCACCCGGACGGCCACACCGTCCATGACTTTGACCGGCGATTCCAGTTGGAGGACGAGGGATTCATTAAGGCGTACGATAGGCATTTCAGCTGGGATATGCTGGACCAGCCGCTCAATTACAGATGGTTTTAGGGAGGTACAACAATGAAACCGATCCTGTTTAACACCGAGATGGTCCGCGCCATCTTGGACGGGCGCAAGAGCGTGACGCGGCGGGTGGCGAAGGGGAGCGAGGACTTTACCAGATTCACTGGACTGGAAATTGACCCTGATGTGATGGCAGTCACAAAAAAGGGGCTTGAGTATCCGAAGCGGCTGCACGGCCTTTACGCGACGTTCGAGCAGGAGGGGGTGTCGGAGTTCCCGTTGGTCAAGGCGCCATTTCAGCTTGGCGACACCCTGTATGTGCGGGAGACGTGGGCTAAGGGGAAAATAGCTACCGGAGAAGAACCGGATGGGCGGGAAGCTCTCTTTGTTTCTCAGTGTATAGGGGAGAACGATTATATTCACAAAGAGTGGTGCCTACGCCATGAAATTGGAATTGAGGACGTTCTATGGCGTCCCTCCATCCACATGCCGAAGGAGGCCGCACGGCTGTTCTTGCGGGTGACGAATGTGTGGGTGGAGCGGCTGCAGGACATCACGGAAGAACAAGCAGAAGCTGAAGGCTGTAGCGCTGGATACGAAGTAATCACTGGAGGCCCGTGTGGTGTTGAGGATGACCCAGAAGTGTGGACTGCACGAGACGCTTTTTCCGGTTTGTGGGACAGCACCATCAAGAAAGCCGACCTGCCCCTCTACGGCTGGGAAGCAAATCCTTGGGTGTGGGTTATTGAGTTCGAGCGGATCAGTAAGGAGGAGGCGCAGAAAGGCGGTGAGCGGAATGGATGAGCTGAAAATGTCCCAATTGAAACCGTGCCCGTTTTGTGGAGGGGAAGCATGGATTAGGTCGTTTCGGACTTACATCGAAAGCATTCACGGAATTGGGATCAAGTTCTATGTCAACTGCACGGACTGTGGCATTGACGGACCTGGTACGCATTTCACGGAATCCGACGCGGCTAACGCGTGGAACAGGAGAGAACGGCATGAATGAGGTAAATGCTCAGTTCAGGAGGGGAACAGACATTCTCGAACGGATTGAAAATGTGAAGTGGCTCATTGACAACCCGGGGCTGTTGGAAGGAGATGATAAGGATGAAGTTTGAAATCGAAATTCCCGACGAGAAGATCAAAGCGGAGGTGTTCCGGCTCGTTACGCAGGAACTGGCCGACAAGATTTTCTCGGAGGTGCATAACCCCTACGAGCACATTTTCCGCAAAATGATGAAGGAAACACTGCGGGACCTTCTGCGAGAGCGGGCGGATGAGATCATTGATCGCTGCATCCCCTACGCTACCGAGTATATCGGGAAGAAGGGTGTGAAGAAGCTCGTGGACACGCTGGGGAAGGGGAGCGGTGAGGGATGAGAAAAGCCATAGCCATCGACTTTGACGGTTGCTTGTGTGAGAACAAATGGCCCGACATCGGAGAGCCAAATTGGCCCGTCATTAACCAAGCCAAGGCAGAGCAGCAGGCCGGAGCAGGTCTGATCCTCTGGACGTGCCGGGCGGGCGAGAGGCTGGCGGATGCTGTTCAGTTCTGCAAGAGCTGCGGATTGGAGTTTGATGCCGTCAATGATAACCTCCCGGAACGCACTGCCGCTTATGGCGCGAATCCCCGGAAAGTGAACGCTGACGAATACTGGGATGATAAGGCGGTGCGGATGCCTGTGTCCGACCCAATGCTCGATCAGCCGCTGGCCCTGGACGAGCTGCGGGAGGTGGATGGGGAACCGTTGTGGATTGTTGAACCTGCAACAGGTCTCTCATATTGGGTCATCGCTCGTGCAGCCGAAAAGGGAGTTGATATAATTAGATTTGAAGATACAGATGATTTGGGGGCTTATAGTGTATAGGGCAAGGCATGGCTGGCCTACCGCCGCAAGCCGGAGGCTGAAGCGTAACCCAAAGCACCGTCCGCCATGCGCACGACATCGCACGGCGTGTGAATGGCGGACGGGGTGTGCAATACAAAGGAGCGAATTTAGCATGAGCGAAGTTGAATACATCAAGTCCAGGCTGCCCAAGACAGAGCTGCTTGCGGCTCTGGCCGAAGAAGCCTCCGAGCTGGCCCAAGCAGCCTTGAAGTTGCGCCGGGTGCTGGATGGGACCAGCCCCACGCCCGTCACGGAAGAGCAGGCCACAGCGAACCTGCTGGAGGAGTACGGGGACGTGTTGAACTGCGTTGACGTCCTCATTACCCCGACGCAAAACGTGCAGGCCGTGGAGATGCGCAGTGCCAAAAAGGGGCGGTGGGCGGAACGACTGAAGGAGGCCGCACAACTGCCCAAGGAGCCGGAGTGCAGCAAGCCTGAGTGGATCAGCGTGAAGGACAAGCTGCCGGTTGCAAAAGGGGAATATCTCGTTGCCTATCACCCCTGCGGGACATCAAAAAGATATTGGAGAGGTGAGATGTGACATGGCCTTCATGGTGTATGCTGCGCCGCTCAAGGCGCATACTATGCCGCTCATCAAAGCGCCTGTGTCGAAGTTGGAAGATCGGGTGCAGAACAAGGGAGCCGAGGACCCCCAGAATTTGAAACACCTACCTATGGAGTCGGAGGTGCCGAAGGAGGACACAACATGAACAAAACGAAGATTGAGTGGTGCGACAGCACCTGGAATCCGGTCACGGGGTGTTTTCACGGGTGCGAATACTGCTATGCTCGGAGAATTGCGGAGCGGTTCGGCGACGCGGATAAATGCCATACCTTTGAAGGCGGGCA